CATCTTAGCTCCCACAGCAGCTAAGATAGCACCAGACTTTCTATGTTCTTTAATAGCACCAATAGGAACATTACTGGTGGTAGTAATCATGTTCTGTTTAAGACCCTTACGAAAAGAGATACGACCTGACTCTCTCAACACAATGTTGTCTGCTTCTGTTAGCCAGCTAGGATCTAGAGTTGTTGGGTTAGATTGAGTATTAAGACCATTGATCCCAATGTTATCTAATGGTCTGAACTCTAGGTTACTTGACATACCAGTCACTCTCAAACTGAGTATTGCCACTGTCTATAAGGATAGCTTGATTCAAGCTCTCTAAAGATTCCTTAGCTGTGATGGTCATCTGTGTGCCTCCATCCTCACCTCTTTCAGATATAGCTCTTGCCCATGCTCCCAAGATCAGTGGCTTGTCAGGTATCTTAACTGAAGTAGCTGCAAGCTTAAGTTCATCTTGGTATTTGATTATATCAAAAGAGATAGTCTGAGCTTCAGTAGGGATTGGAGTTAGGTCAAACTTCAGATTGTTGCTAGAGTCTGCACCATTAAAAGCATAGTACATAGGCTCTCCGTCAGCTTCAACAGGATAAGCAACAGAGTTCATATAAGCTCTATTAACTTGTACAAGCTTGTTGCTGGTTGTCTGGTTAACAACATCAATAACCTTAACCTCTTGTCCAGAAGCCAAGCTATAATTCTTAGTACCATTGACTGTAACTATATCCTTTGTCTCTCTAAGGATCAACCAATCATGGTAAGTCTCAATGGATCTCTTAGCATCGTTAACTAGAGAACCAATAACCTTCTGATATGCAGTTACCGTGGTTGAGTCATTGATGTTACCTGACCAATCCGTAGCAATAGTGTCCTCTCTCAATCGAATCAGGACTTCGTTTATTAATTCTCTAAAAGTCATTACAGCTCCTTACTTACTCTTAGTATTCTTAGTAGGTGTCTTAGTTACTTTCTTCTTCTTTGGCTGTTCTGGTGCTGGGTATCTAAGCATTTTAGTCTCCTTATCTAGTTATCAGTTGAGCAAGTTATTGCAATGGTATTTGGATACACACTGCGATCCACGATCTTTCGTACTGCTGATCTCCCTGCACTGGGAATCTTGCAGTATTTAGATACCGCAAAGTCTGCTCCCTTTGCTATTGTTGTTGCAGCTGAACACCCAACTAATAAAGGTATAATCAGCATTATCACCATCGTGATAAGAAAGTATTTAGGTAAAGCCATGCTACATCTCCTTTGTTAATTTAACATAGTTACTGACAGAATGATCTGATAGAGAATCTACCTTCTTATCCATGAACCCCTCTAACATCCCAGAACCGAACTGCTTTAACCTATGCCAGAAAGTAGGGTTAGTAACACAAGTCCCATCACCATCAAAGTAAAACCAAAGACCAACATGGCGATAGTTCCAAAATGACATAGGGTGTCTGGTCACAATGTCATTATGATTTCTAAATCTATAAGCCTTATCAAACTTAAAGTTGAATAACGTCTTAAATTCTCTACTACCAACCCTAGGTGATCCGAAGGTAAACAACTCAGCATCATAATTATCTAATCGTGACATAGCTAAAGTAGCTAATGCCGCTCCTAAACTGTGACCTGTGAGCGTAACGTGTCTGCCTTCACACAGCCGATTATAATCTTCTATAAATACATCCCAGACATTATCTAAAGCCGCTTTAAACCCTCTATGTACAGAACCAACTTCATGATCTGTTCCTACTGGAACTCTCTTAAACTTAAGGTCTGCTTTTATGTCTGCAAAGTCAGTGATCTCTGTACCACGAAAGGCAAATACTAATTCTGTATCTGTCCATACTGTATAGAACTGAGTTCCTTTAACTGAATGAAAACAGAATCGTCTATCACTATGCTCTTTCTTAAACTCAAATGTATCCAGATAAGCCATCTCAGCTAATCTAGCCATTTCATAAGCCCTGTTCTTATCCATAATAAAAGACCTCAAAGACGTTTTGCAAAACCCAGACTGCGGCAGAACTTCCTAAAATCGCAAGCCCAATATAAAAAATCACTTCTACAAAGAAATGCCAGTATTGCTTCATAACACCTCTACCATCAAGTGATAGATTAAGTAAGCTGTCAGATATATCATGTAGATTATACCTAGACACGTTATTAAAACAGGATACTGATGGATGAAATACACATCACAGCTTTATCGCTTCAAGGATGCCTAATTGCGTGGCAACTGCGTAAAGACAGATACCATAAACCCCACCTTTGATATGAGCCAACTGCTTATTTATCTCGTCCAACGTAGTCTCCAGCTCATCAATCCTCTGTCTGTGGACTTTTATTATCGTCTCCATTTCGCTACACCTGTGTTCATCCATTATTTCATCCCTATAATTAATTTGAGTCCACCAACCAGTGATCCTGCGAGGATAAAGAAGGCTACGATCCAAGCGACACAGGTCATGATAAAATCAGTTCTCTCTTCTCGCTGTCGCTCTTCATCACGTTGAGCCTTGAGTCTGGCTTTCTGCTGTTCACCCTCAAATCTTAGAAAGTCATCCCACATCATATGACGTGTTCTGACCATCAATTCTTTTAACTGATCTCGTTTGTTCCGCATGGCTTCTTGAGCCATGAATATCTCAAGGTCAGATTCTTGCTCTGAACCCTTTTTAGCCATCCTAGCTTTGTGGTCAATCTCCCGACCAGCGTCTGAGAATTTAGCTAGGTGATCGCCTAACTCAAAGATTTCCTTGCCATTGCTGACAGCAGTTCTGATAACCTCAAAAGCAGCATTAGCAATAGCAAGTTCAGCCAGCATTATCAGTCCTCGTCTGTCGCTAAACTATCTTTTAAAGCATTCACAAATGCGGATTTCCCGAACTGTAATTGCTCTAGGTTGAACTGACTGGATGCTATTTTTCTGTCCAAGTCTGCGGTGTGATTGACCATAGCTTGTTGTTCTGGAGTCATCTCTTCAAGAATGTATTCTTTATCATCAATCGTGATTTGCGTTTCTTTTTGTTTTTCGCTCATCGTGTTGTTTCCTATAGTTGGGGTTAAGTTAAGCCGCAATAGCCGCGTTGACTGCGGTCATATCTTCTGTTGTCCAGAAGTCTTTAGCGACCATTAGTTCAAGATGTTCTTTATTGCGTGATACGGTATCTGCCCAATCATCAGCATCCATACCCTCTGGTTGCCCTGCGTTAAGTAAGTCCACTGAGTCACCCATTGCTGAGTAGTGTTGTGCGATTTCTTCTGTTGATGGTACTTCGATTTCCATAGTATTTTCCTTTGTTGTGTTATGAGTTTTCTAGTGCTTCTAGTCGTGCGGTTAGTTCTTGAATGGCATTAATTAAATACCAAGTTAGGTTTGATGTATCTACACTGAGCACACCTGTGTCAAGTTCTTCAACACAATCAGGCAATACTGCCTGCATTTCTTGTGCGATAACACCTAGCTGGATACCCTCTTTATCAATGCGTTGATTTGTTGGTAATTCATCAATTTCACTTTCTGTTCTATATTCAAAATTACGGATTTGAAGTTGATTCAGTTTTTCCAAGCCAACATTGTTATCTACAATATTTTTCTTTAAGCGTCTATCTGAGGTTGTTGACCAGCTTGAGGAGTTGTTGCCTTGATAAGTACCACCACTCGAAGCATTAATAAAACCTGTATTAGCACCCTTTCCAACTGTACCCCCAGTACCTGAAGATAAAATTAGCTCACCTGTTACAGTTGAAGCACTAGCTCCAGCTGCAAATCCAATGTATGTACAGCCAGTGCCTGTGGTAAGATGGGTACCAAACTCAGCTGCTCTATAACCCATAACAGTGTTATAAGAACCTGTGGTAACTCCTGTCGCAGAACCGTAACCAACAACAGAATTATAAATACCAGTGGTATTAGCCTTGAGAGCCTGACAACCTATTGCTACATTACTCTGCCCAGTAGTGTTAGAGTCTAATGCTTGACTACCAAATGCTGTATTCTCAATACCAGTAGTATTAGCAAACAAAGCTTGATAACCAGTGGCAGTGTTGTATGAGCCTGTGGTGTTTCTATAAAGTGCTGATGTGCCAATCCCAGTATTCTGGCTGCCTGTTGTGTTAAGTCGTAGCGCAGAACTACCAAGTGCCGCATTATTTGCGCCAGAAGCATTTGTTAGCAGTGATGCGTAACCCACGGACGAGTTATCAGACCCAGTGTTATCTCTGAGTGATAAAGTACCAAAAGCGGAATTGTTGGTTCCAGTAATATTTGTATAAAGCGTACCTTGCCCAAAAGCACAATTGTTTGTCCCTGTTGTATTCGAGTATAAAGCCTGATAACCAAAAGCCGTAGTTGGCGTACCTGTAGTATTACTATAAGCAGCCTGATAACCAGAGGCAGTATTGTTTGAGCCTGTAGTGTTATACCTTAAAGCATCTCTACCAACCGCACTGTTGTTACCTCCAGTGGTGTTAGCGTAAAGAGCATTAGTCCCTACCGAGGACAGGTTGCCACCTGTAGTGTTGCTGTACAAACCCTGATAACCAGTGGCAGTGTTGTATGAGCCTGTGGTGTTGTTTTGTAGGGAAGCATAACCCACAGAGGTATTATAATGCGCTGTAGTATTCGAGTAGAGGGCTAACCTACCAACTGCTGTATTTTGAGTACCAGTGGTGTTTCCCTGTAACGCCTCGTGTCCTAATGCAGTATTATTTGACGCAGTATTCCAATATAAACTATTCTTCCCTAGCGCGGTGTTATATGACCCAGTAGTATTAGAGTACAAAGCCCGATAACCAGAGGCAGTATTGTTTGAGCCTGTAGTATTCAAGTACAAAGCCGCATAACCAGAAGCAGTATTGTTTGAGCCTGTAGTGTTAGCGTTTAAGACATAACTACCAATACCTGCGTTTGCACCACCAGTAGTATTCGAGTACAAAGAATTATAACCAGAGGCTGTGTTGTATGAAGCTGTAGTATTAGCAAACAAAGCTTGATAACCAGAAGCAGTGTTGTAGGAGCCTGTGGTGTTAGCGTTTAAGACATAACTACCAATACCTACGTTTGCACCACTAGTAGTATTTTGTAGTAAGCTATTTACACCTATAGCAATATTATCACTACCTGTTGTGGTTCCACCTAACGCATTAAGACTTATACCTACGTTCCTTGAACCACTCGTACAAGCATCTAGCGCATTATCACCCACCCCAACATTGTAATCACCAGTAGTAATCGAATCGACAGCACCAGAACCTAATCCGATGTTGCTTGTTGCTGTGGTTGTAATCTGTAAGCCACCAACGGTATTCGTGCCAAGAGTGATATTACCTGTCATCGTGCCACCAGCTTTTGGAAGTGCCGCTCCTGCTGTGGTGGTTGTGGTAGTTAAGACTGATTCTTTAGCTAGAGGAATACCCCCTGCTGTACTACCATCGTGAACGACAACCGTATTCTTTGTGGTGTCTACGGATAACTCACCTGCTAGACCAGTGAACGTGTTGTGTTCCGTAGTCGTTCCTCTACGCCTTTGTATTGCTGTACTCATTATAGACTCCCATAGTCTGCTGTTGACCCAACTGAATCAGTAATTAAACCCCAGTTGGCTAGATAACCAAGGGATGCTAGTGTTGTTGCGAATGATGATGAAGTGGTTGCTGAATTTGCTGCTGCTGTAGCCGAACTTGCCGCATTAGTTGCCTGTGTTGTCGCAGTCGATGCTTTGGTTGTTGCAATTACAGCTTGTGCTGTGGAAATAACGGCTTGTGCTGTAGATGTTGATGCTTGAGTGGTAGCAGTAGTTGCACTTGTCGCTGCACTGGTGGCTGAACTTGCAGCATTAGTCTCAGCAGTCTCAGCTCCAGTCTTAACATCTAAGAATCTTTGTGTAGAAAACTTCTTAGATGTACCACTATCATTAATAAGGACTTCCTCAGTCCCTGCCATTGTAGTTTTCTCAGTTAAAGCTGAAATCTTTATAGTTGCCATTGTATGTATCCTATTATGTTTCTACTATTATGTAAGTAGGTAGTGATTCGTGAGTAGACTCAGTAAGGATAGCGTAACCTTCTCCAGTCACTATCTCAGTTTCAGGGGTTTCACTAGGATCAAACTCTCTCTCCCACTGTCTCTTATTAGCCAACATAGCCAACGTCTTAGCTTTTCTCCAATGTAATCTATTGGTTCGTCTACTCATCTGAATAACTGCCTACGTTTACCAATAGCTTGCCTACTCTTTAAATCTAACAAGTCATCTTTAACTTTGGTGAACAATGGAGTAACTATAGTAACCACAGTAGAATCTTTCCTGCTGGAGATCTTATTCGACCTAGGTTTATCATAAGACCCAGATCTCGGTTTAGTTTGTGAATCAGAAGGGGTAGTTGTTGAAGAATGATTAGAATTGTAAGAACCTTTAGGAGCTTTAGATGACTCTTGATGTGATGACAAGGAGGACCCTAAGTAGCTAGGGGCAGAACCATTACCATCTACAGGATCAAGCTCAGAATCAGGATTCATTAGATTCTCTAACATCTCTAAGATAGAGTCCATCTCATTAGGTTGCTCTTCTGTTTCACCAGCAAAGTGTAGTTGGTTATCTTCTAGATATTGTCTCTTCTCTTCATCAGGAATATCCATAGATGAACAATGTGCTTGAAGAGCAAGATTCCAGATACCCTTCAGTTTCTCTTTTATTCTCTCTAACTCTAAAGAATTATGAATATCAGTTCCTTTATCCTCAGAGGTATCTTCCATTAAATCAAACATGATTAACTCCCATTCTCTTCTTCTCTCTCATGTCCCATCTACGGTCTGCAAAACCAAAGGATTGAGACTTGGTGGAGAACTCTTGAACATGATAAGCATCTCTAAAACAAGTCTTACAAGTGGTAGCAAACTCACGATTATCATAAGTTCTTAGACGTTCAGTTTCATGACCTTCTTCACACTTGTATGTAAATAACACTAAGCTCTCCTGATTAATAAGACTACGTTTCTATCTAAAGAAAGCACACTAGGGCGAACCCCAATGTGCAGACTTTAACTAGCTACTAGCTGCTTGGTACAACAAAAGCAACACCACCATCGTTACGCAACTCACCAACACCATAAATGGTATCAGCAGTAAACAAGTCACCTAAGTATTCTTGTTTGTATTGCGTTTGAGTACGAACACCCACTTGCTCTGCAAATACCACAGCGTCTTTATGGAACATTGCTCCAACACGACCAGTAGTAGAAATAGCAGGACAGTTAGATGATACGAATACATCAACACCGTAGATCTGACCAATCTTACCAGTCTTAATTGCATCACCAGAACCAATGAATTGTTGTTCTGTAAAGCGATTAATACCAAGAAGATCGTTAGAAGCGATAGGAGGTAGAACCAATGAACGTGAGTCCATAGGTACATCAGCATCATCTAATGTCAGAAGCATAGCTCTGATACCAGCATCAGTAATGTCAGTAGCGTTAGAACTAGCTCCAGTGTATAGAGTTGAACCATCACCAGCAATTACAGCTTTTTCCCACGCTGCTGCACCAGTACCACCTACAGTACCTCCTTGTAGACCTTCAAACAATGCGAATAGATCATCATCTACCTGAGTAGCTAGTGCATGACCAGCGTCATCAGTGTAGAACTTACGCATTGAAGCAAGA